TGGGGGATACTGAGTTCACTACTCGCTTTGCGACTGTGACAATCAAGTCATGGTTGCCCAGAGGCCTGAGATAGGCCCCAACGAAAGGCTAACACTTTATGCTAGGCTCACCCATTACACTCGCAGTCAATGCGGTCAACAAAAACCTTGTCCGAGTCAACGATTCGGAACCCTACCAGAGTCAATATTTTCTGGAAGACGGTCTAATTGATCTCACATTGTCTATCAAGCACACTGTCCCATCGCTTCGTGCGCTGGGTAAGGAATCCCACCTCGTTCGTCTAGATGCCGTCGAATATGACGTCACCGGCGCGAACGTTCGGAAGCAGTCCATCTGGACTGTTATGGAAACCTCGCTTGGAAGGCAGGATACCACGAATCTTGGCTACTATCTTGCAGCCATCAATACGTGGACATCAGCCAACAAAGCTCTGTTGCTTGCCCGCGATTCTTAATCGCGGAGGCCGGCCCCCGAGGTGGGGGTCGGCTAGAGGATTGTGGTATTTGGGTCTAGCCTAATCACTGACCCGCTAAAGGAGCGCTGCCATGAAAAGGATTAGTATTCAAATTACCGCCGCATACACCGAGCTCTTCCGAGACTTGGTAATGTGGGGGCAAGTAGACCCATATGAGATTGAGCGGGATTACACCCGCCTAGTCACATTGGTCGAAACCCGGGGCGAACGAGTCGTCTTTATCGACTTCCCGTCCTATGCCAAGTCCTTCGACAAGGCACTTTCCCGTGGCGTAATGGATCTGGCGGACTACCAACTCCTCGGTTCGAGGGATGGTCGTCCGGCATTCTTGCATTCCGCGTGGAAAAGGGTATTCGACTACTCGGGAAATCTCATCGAAGATGCTGATGTGGGCGCCATCATGGCAATCCGTCAGACCTTGCTCCTGTTCAAGAAAATTCAAATTCCTTGTTCAGATGAAAGGATCAACGATGAAATACATGCGTTCTTTAGTTTGGATGCTTCTCTTCGGAAGTGTTCTGACAGCTGGCACTCTATCGAGTTTGATGGAAATGCCAGCCTTGGAGACGCAAGTCCGAAAGATATGGACCAGCGCGACCTCTTCGGCCGCGATGGCGTTTCACGCAGTCTTACCCGACTCGCTCAGCGGGTTGCCGATACGATTGTGCGAGGCTTCGACCATGTCGATCCGGACTCCCTTGTTGGGAACCACGGACCTGGAGCAGTGGCTGATGCTAAGCGCGGGGTGGACAAGTATGTCTTCCCGACTTGGTGTCAACAGCTCGAACGAGTATTTCCTCGTGATGTCCATGCAAGTGCCAACCTTCGAGTCAATGACTACGATGGCTGGTTACTACAAGGAAATCCAGGAACACTGCGGACGCTCCCAGCTAGGCTAATCCCGGTAAATAAAACCCAGGAAAAGCCACGCTTAATTGCGTCTGAGCCGACCGCCAATCAATTCGTCCAAGGTGCCATAAGAAAGTGGCTCCGGAAACAAATTGATTCCTCCCCTTTGTCGATGTCGATTGACATTAGGGACCAACGCTTTTCACAGCGTGAGGCTCTGCGGGCTTCTCTAGATGACAGTATCGCTACTGTTGACTTGAGTTCAGCCTCAGATAGGTTGACGTGTTGGACTGTGGAACGGGTATTCCGGAAAGCACCATTGCTTCTCGAAATGCTTGCTTCATCCCGGAGCTACTACATTGTAGATCCGAGGACCAAAACACATGCCTTGCTGCATAAGTATGCACCACAGGGCAATGCTACGGTCTTTCCAGTTCAGTGCATCGTATACACCTTGCTGGCAACAGCAGCTGTTATATGGTCGACTCCTAGGATGCGCGCATCGTCAGATCGCGCATTGAGAACCTCCGTGAAGGAGGCACTCATGTTGGTTCGTGTGTATGGCGACGATATCATTTTGCCGTCATCCGCGCTACCTGC